CTACTGCATCTCGCTCAAACCGATAGCTTATGCTACCGGCACCCACTGCGCTGTTAACCTGACGCGCACAGACCGTCCTGCGGACTCATAGTTTGCGGGAACCTCGCTGGGTGAGTCTAGCCTCTCGGCTATTCTCAAGGACTTATGCAGTCCGTCCAGACCATCGAGGTGGTCAGCTCTGAACTCCGAACGCTGAACCCACGCCTTCACTTCTCCCCGTTGTAGGGAAGGTGAGTGACGGTGCGCTTTCAGCTCCGCGGGCACGCCATTCCTGTCGTGCGTACGGACAAGCCCCGGGCTGGTAGGACTCCCTGACGGGAAAATCCTCAGACCACGGTGGAGCTCTCTGTCGAGAGCCCCAACGGTGAGCGGGTATAACCCCGACTCAGCGAGCTTGTTTCGGAGAGACACGGTGGAAACCGTGTCTTCCACAGCTGTTGTGGAGAATCCGAGAGGGCGACGAACCTTCACATAGGACACATCGTGTCCCTGGAAGTAATCGCCGCCGCAAGACTCACGGAAGAAGCCGCGAACAAACGACTTCTTCGCATTCACACTGAAGCCAAAGGACTTCAGGGCGTCCACAACAGCAGAGTACTCCGTCGACGGCACGACGATATCGTCACCGTAAACGGTTACTCGACGAACAACTTCACGACCGATCGGTAGGGATACCGACCCGCTGGTAAGGCGGGGGGCCATGGCGTACACGGCGATAGCCGCGAAAACCATGGCTTCAATCGGGAAGCACGTGGCAGCTCCCATACTCGCAAACTTGTTGAGAGTAAGGGTAGTCCCGTCAGGTAGAGTAGCCTGACTGGAGCGCGCAGCGAACAAGGCAGCCCGAAATTCTGGGCGGCCGCTCGTGAGTTCCCAGACAAGTCTGGAAGAAACCGAGTCGCTGGCGGCTGAGAGATCGATCGTAGCGATTTCCCGCGACACTGAGCCCTCTCGGGCCAGAGTGCGGTTCTTGGACGAATCCGAGAACCGAGGAGGGAGACCGCGTCTTTCGATGGACTCAGCCAATGCGTTCCACAAACCTTGCTGGCAGTACATCTTCCAGCTCGGCTCGATTGCGATGGTCCGAGGACCTTTCGCAGTCTTGGGGACGAACTCAACCCGAACAGGTTGAGTCGCTGCTTCTGTGGTTCGATCCACCAAGGCATGCCTTGGGTTCAGATACGCGTACTCGTAGGACGGGAAGAAGGGCTCTAGTCCTTCTTCCCAGTTGGGAAACTTCCACCGTGAATTCGGTAGGAGTTTGTCCTGCGAGGCTCCGTCTCCATGTTTGACATGGAGGTCGAAGTTGTCGAGACGAGTCTCGACATCGCGCATCACGCCATCGAAGAGATCCGCAAAGACGGCCTTTAGGGCCGGCGTTGCTCCGGTAACCGCGCGTGCGTCAACCGACTTGAAGTCGGAAATGGCACGAAGGGTATACCGCGGATCGCATTCGACTCTCATCTTGGCTGCAAAGCCAGTGAGCTGACGGATAGCCTTAACGGCCGTCCAGTCAGGGTTGGATCGAATCTGTCCATTCCTCTGGAACACTAGGGAGACGAAACCCCGCAGGAATGCGGGGAGCCGTCCATCCTTCCGGAATCCCGGAATCAGGATGTTGTCCCAGGTGCCTGCTTCAAGGGCGGCTTCGAAAGCCACCCTATAGGCATCCAGTGTTATGGTAAGGAAAGGTTCGCCTTCCTTACCATGGCGCGCGCGAAGAGTTTCCAAGTCGCGCGAGGAGTCGAGTGAGTACTGGGTGGAGATGTCTCGCAAGAGCATCTCCGCTAGAGCTACGAGGCTTTTCATGCATCCCTCCATTAGGGATAGGCATCCAAGGTCTCACAGCTAGTTGCGAACGATCAGGCCTGCCCCTGAACGATGTCGGCCAGAAGGCCGGCGGTGTCCAGGTAGTTGACGAAGATCTCGGAGAACGACGTCACCTCCGCCGCCGTGAACCCCTGAAGGGGGTGGTCGATGACCACGTGCACGCTCTGCGTGTACTCACGGTTGGTGGTGGGGAGGAGCGGGTCAGCAGAAATCTTCCGCTGCGTAAGCTTCACGACGTGACGCGAACGCGAGTTGCGGGAGTGCTGAACCGAGAGCTCGTAGGTTGTGTCCGCCGAGGCGAACGAACCGAGAGCCGTCGAAATCCGATCCAGCGGCGTAGCCGCTGGCGTCGTGGGCAGGGACTGAGGGTCAGCAAGGGCCATGATGTGTGCTCCATTCTGGGGTCATGTGCCTCCATAAGGCATGTGAAACGTCACGGACTTTCCGCAACGTGACCTAGGATCGAATCCTAGGAGGACTACCTGGAGCGACGGACAACCCGAGGGCTGTCAGTGCACCCCACTGCTGCGGGTTCAGGTTTTCGAAGTCGGTGTCGAAACCGAACGAAGAACACCTGAATCGCTCCTTCCTTTCCAGTTTGTACTGGTAGGAAGCAGCGGCAGGCTGTGTGCCGAAGAAGGCCACAGTCGCGGGAGAAGTACTGGCACGCTGGAAGGTTCCACGCGCAACCAAATCCCGGGTAGTGTAAGTATGGGCCATCACGTACCCATACTCGCAGGCGATGTTGTAGTCTGCGATGATCTGCCGGTTTTCCAAAAAGTTACCGGTGTTCGCAAACCAGTCAGCGAGGAAGGAGAATGGGATGAGATCCCACGCAGTCCGAACATCTACGCCAATGCCTGTTAACAGGTCAATGCGGCGAAAGAAGTCGGTGCTCTGATCCAGCCAGCTTTGAGTGTCACTTGCGTGATACCTGAAGCTGCCTGACCACCATATCGACTGAGTCGATGAGTGGTTCCAGTGCGTCTGCGCGTTGTAGATACCCCACGTGTTGCCCACATTGGACATGAAGTGGTTTTCTACAGTGGATCTCGAGGCTACGCGCACTTTACGTGGCTTCGCCTCTCTCCGGCGTAATCTTCGGTCAGATGATCTGACCACCGTCTCCGCTTGATTGCGGGCACGGCTGATGCTTGCCGCTAAATCATCCAGATCTTGGATGGTTGGCCTAGCACCGAAGATCCACGCGAGGTAGTCGTCTGCGGCCGCCCGAGCCTCCCCTAGGGGTAGGCCTCGGATTTCTTTCAGACGACGCAAAGCAAGCGAGCGGGCTACACGGTCTTGGGAAAGACCCCACAGCTGCTCCTCTCTGCGCCTGGCCCTTTGCCAGGAAAGCTGTTCCGAAGATGAGACGCCCGGAAACCTAATTGCCCTTTTGGGGGCCAGAAGGATCTCCGAGATTGTCACACCGAGGTCAGCCTGAGCTCTACCTGGTAGAGCTCTGTCGTAGAGAGCCTGTCCCACCTCCTTGGCCTCCGACTCTGTCGGCGGATTGAAGGGGGTTAGCGGCGGGAATTGCGATGCGGATGGTTCTCGAAGGGTGAATCCCGTTACATCACTTCTCTGGCCAGTATTACCGACCAGATTAGCGTGCGCGGGAGACCAGGTACGCTGGGTTCTGTCGACTCGAAAGTGACTGATACCCACGTCCCCTGCGACCTTGTAGGATTCCCGTAGCGCCAGATGGAAGTCGCTCTTCTTGGTTGGGTCCGCAAGGAACCCATCCACTGCATCGTTGTCAGTCCGAGCCGAGCCCGTGGTGGAGGAATCCACCATAGACTCACTCGAATTTCGAACGGTGCGTAGAGAAGAGACGACACCATTGTTGGTGTACGGAACAACCTCTTGGATCGCACGATTCTTCGCTACCATTCTGCCTCCTGACTCCAGAACTCGACTCTCGTCAAATTCCAGAACAACGTGTGGCCGGTTTCCAGCCGGCTTGCCTCCCAACCCAACGGGAGG